AGTTCGCGACGTAGGCGTAGGCACCCGCTGGATCGATGGCGATGGAGTAGGGGTTGGCCCCCACCGCCAGTGCGCTGCCCACTGTCGCGAACGTGCTCAGGTTGATCTTCGTGACCGTGGAGGCGCTGAAGTTCGCCGTGTAGGCGTAAGGGAAGGTGGGCATCAGATGGTCAGCGTAACGATCAGGGTCAGCGACAACCCATCTGGTGTACCCGAGATGGACGCGACCACGGGGGCGAACAAGTCATCGTTGGCGACGCTCGGGGGAGTGGTAACGGCGGTGTAGGCTCCCGTCGTCGTCACCGTCAACGTGCTCAGTCCGGAGACTGCGGCACCGTTCTGGTTGACGGCCAGGACGCAGTTAGTTCCACCGCGAAGCACGGCGAACACACCCACCAGCTTTGCCGACTGGCCGCTCGGGATGGGAAAGGCCATGGGGGGGATGAAGCCCGTCGCGCCCGAGGGAACCACGACCAACCCGCTCCACGCGAAGGTGAAGGGGATGCTGATGGTCGTGACCGCCCAGGTTGGAACGCCACCAGCGACGACCAGCCTGGTGCCCGTCGCGCCGATCCCCAGCCGTGCCAGGGTGTTCGCTGCGGAGGCGTAGAGGAGGTCGCCAGTGGTGGTCAGCGTGGAGACGGCAGATGCCACCCAGCCGACAGCGGAGGCTCCGGCGGCGAGCATGTAGTGGAGGGTGCCGAGGGCAACCCTGGCCACCGCCCCCGTGCCCGTCCCCTGGATCAGATCGCCCGCTGCGGTGACCGTGGAGAGCGGGATAGCAGCAGCTGGCAGCCCAGCGGCAATCAGCCCCTGTATGCTCGCCACCGAGATGATCACCGTGATCGTCGACCCGATCGCGAAGGTGTACGAAGTGCTCGCACCGTTCCACGCTTCGGAATGGCGCACGATGGTCAGCGTCGTACCCGAGAGCCCCGTCGCCTCCACGATCTCGTAGTTCGTCCCATCGGTGATGAGGCAGTGGTATTGAGCGTTCGTGAAGCCAGTCGCGGACGTGAGCACGCAGGTCGTCTGCGACGTGGAGGTGATGTACGGCGATGCCAGCGTGGTGCTGACGCCGTTGACTGGCGCTTCAGTGGCCATTAGTTACGAGGCCGTGAAGGTGATGGCCCCGCTGGAGAACACGATCTGGACGCCCGCCGAGGGAGAGATGGACGACGTCAACTGGCCGCCCCGCTTGTAGGTGCCACCGCTGGCGGCTGTCCAGATGCCGAAGTTGGGGTACGTGCCGCCGACCGCGGACGCCCACAGCTGCGAGGTGTTGGACGTCATCGTGCCGCCCGACGAGGAGGCGAAGACGATCGACTGGCGTCCCTCTCCGCCCTCGCTGGCTCCCCCGGCCCCCGGATCAGCCGTGTGGAGCGACAGGTAGTAGGTGGTGCCGGCGGTGAGGATGGCGTTGTTCGCGACATCCAGTTGGGCACTCGGGACATCAGGCATGACGGGAGGCCTCCCTTGAAACTGGGGTGGCCCTGATCGTCACCGCCGGGAGCGATTGCCCCTCTCAGTAGCTCCCGAAGAGCGACGGGATGCCCTGCCCCTTCGCTGCGGAGAGAGCGAGGTTCTGCAGCTCGTAGATGAACTCCTGGGGGTTGGCGATCCCCTGCAGCGTCACGGAGCCGATCTGGATGACCACGCCGCCACCTGAGCCCCCGCCAGTAGCCGCGGCGCCCATCGCTGCGCTTGCACTGGCCAACCCGCCACCCCCGCCTCCGGATGAGGCCGGAGCGCCACCGAGGAGGCCGAGGAGGTACGGCCACATCGGCCCCGCCACGGACTGCGGGATGTGCACCTCCGGGCCGCCCTCACCCACCCAGGCCAGCTCTGGTCCTGCCGACACGCCGCCGGTGGCGTAGATGCTGAGCCGAGACGTCTGGCCCACAAAGCCCGTCGTGGCGAGCTTGCTGCCGACCGTCCCGAGTGTCCCCAGGTAGATCGCCATCGCCGCGTTGGCTTGCGCGGCACCGCGTACGGTGTCCGCCACCCAGACGCCTGTCGCCCCCTGGGCGTTCTCGATCTCCTGGGTGACCTGCTGCAGCGTGCCGTGGACCGTGACCAGGTGCCCATTGACGGTGATCGTAGAGTTGATGACGCCCGCCGAGCCGAGCTGCTCGAGCTGGTTGATGCTCAGGCCCGTTTGGCTGGAGATCAACTGCAGGTCGGTGACGACCTCCTGCTGAGCCGGCGAGAGGCCCTTCAGCGCCGCCTCTGCCGCCGCCGTGCCCGTGCCGTAGACGCTGTTGATGGTGTCCCAGGCCGAGATCGTGGCGTTGACGAGATCGGTCTCCTGGCTCTGCTGCATCGACGCCGCCGCTGTCTGGGCGTCCGCAGCGATGGTGTCCCAGTCCCCACCTTCCTTGGTCGCGAGGTCGTCTATGGCCTGGCCGGCGTTGCCGTTGTCCTTCTGGAGCTGGGTGTAGAACTCCGAGATCATCACCCCGGAGCCGTGGCTGGTCGAGGCCAGCTCGTTGAAGACGTCCTGGGCCTCGTTGCTGAAGGTGGACCAGCTGGCGGTCACCTCCGCGGGGATCTTCAGGTTGGCGAGCTGCTCCTGCAGCGCCTGGACCTGTCCCTCGTTGACTATCGTGCCCGCGTTCTTGCCGACTAGCTGTACCCCCTGCGCCGTCGTAGCGAGCTGAGCGGTGAGGTTCTGATAGCTGCTGGCCATCTCCTGCAGTTGCTTGGTCACGTCCTGCTGGCTCTCATTGAGCTGGTCGTAGGCGCCAGCGTTCGCCTTCAGCTGACTGGTATAGGTCTCGTCGGTTTGGGCGGCCTGCTCCAGGCCCTGAGTGAACTCCTGCAGGTTTGTGGTCAGGTCAGCGGAGAGACTCTGTTGGGCCGCCTCGTTCAGCTTCTGGAGCTGGTCGGCTGCCGCCCCGGCGGGGTCGAAGAAGCCTTGCAGCGCGCTGGTGACGGAGTTCCAGTTCATCGCCAGGGTCACGATTGCGGCGCCGGCCACCATGATCCCGAGCGGCGCGAGCATCGCGCCCAGGCCGGCGGCGCCGACATCACCGGCGGCACCGACCGCGGTGATCTCGGGCGTGGCTACCGCCGCAGCGGCGCCCACCTCTGCGACCCCGGCTGACGCCTCGGGCGCCGACGCCGCCCACGCAGCGATCGCAGCGGCGGTGGCATCCGAAGCGGCGCCCATCGAGGCGATCTCTGGGGTCGCCGCCGCCGCCGTCTCCCCGACGCTGGCGATCCCAGGGGCTGCGGTCACCGCCGAGACGCCGAGATGGTCGAAGCCCGCGGCTCCCGTCGTCCCCAAGTCCGCTGCAGCCGCTGAGACGCTGTTGATGGATCCGGACAGGCCTCCCGTGCCACCCATGCCCAATGTCGCCGCCATGGCCGCGCTGGTGCTCCCTGAGACGGTCGCGAAGGTGCTGAAGGCGGCACCCCACTGGAGCACCTCGGTGGCGATCCCCATCGCCTTCATGGCCACCCACCGCGCCGCCCACGCTCCGAAGATCGCGTCGATGATCCAGCCGTTGCTGGAGATGAAGCCGAGCACGTCCTCCAGCGGCGGGCCCAGGTCGTTGACGATGAAGCCGAAGACGTCCTCGACCGCCGAGCCGCCCACCTCGCCGATGCCGAGCAGGGCCTTACCGGCCTCCTCTGCCGCGGGGACGACGTCATCCTCGAAGAACCGGCCGAGATCCTCGATGGCGGGGAGGGCGTCGTTCTTGACCCAGGAGATCGCCTCCGGGCCGTACACCATCAGGGTGCCCTGGAAGGCCTTGACCGCCGAGTCCGCCATCGGCGCGAAGATGTCGCCGAGGTCGATCCGCATGGCGTCGACGGTCCCCTGGAAGTCCAGGATGTGCTGGCTCGAGGTCCCCATCTGCGTCTGGAGGTCGGAGCCGAAGTTGTCGACAGCGCCCCCGATGTCGATGAACTTCTGCTGGACGGTGCCGATGTTGTTATAGAGGTCGAGGATGGCCGCGCCGGTCTTCCCACCGCCGAAGGCGCGGGCGATGATGTCCGCCTGCTCCTGGGAGCTGACCCCGGCGTCCTCCATGTGCGTCTTGAGGTCCGTGAGTGCCACCGCCAGGCCGTCCGGCTGCTTCATGTCCGAGGCGAGCTGGGTCTGAGTGACGCCGCTCTTGGCCAGGGCCTCTGTCAACGCCGCGGTCATGGAGCCGGTCTGGGTCGCGGTGAGGCCGAGGTCTTTGAGGATCCCCGCCGAGGCCGCGGTCGGCGCCGCCATCATCGCGATGGTCATGCGCAGCGCCGTGGCCGCCTGGGAGCTGCCGTAGCCCTGGTCGGTCAGGGTGTCCAGCGCCGCGCCCATCGACTGCGCCGAGACCCCGAAGGTGCCGGCGACGGGCATGAACTTCGACAGCGAGCCGACCAGGTCGTCCATGGTCATGTTGCCGCTGCCGACGATCGCGTTCAGCATCGCGACGGCCTGGGTCGAGTTCTTCACGTCGGGGACGCCGGACCGCAGCATCGCGATCAGGCCGTTGGTGGTGTCGGTGAGGTTCGACTGGCCCACGTCGGCCAGGTCGGCGGAGCTCTTCAGCAGATCGAGCGCCTGTGCGCCGGTGAAACCCGCGGAGGTGATGTGATACAGGGCGTCGGCGAGGGCGTCCGGCGTCTGGCCCACCGCGCCGGCCATGTTCAACACCGCCTGCGACATCGTGCCCAGGTCGTCCGTGGTGTCGTTGGCCTGGGTGCGGATCAGGGTCATCTTCTGGTTGAAGGTGTCCGACCCGGTCACTCCCCAGGCGACCAGCCCAGCGGCCGCGGCGAGGGCGGCGACGCCGATGCCGAGAAGCATCTCGCTGGTGTTCGACGACTGGTCCTCGAGGTCCTTGCTCGCCGTGGTCGCCCCGGCCATCTGGGCGACGAACGAGCTGGTGTTCGCGCTCAGGTTGACGTAGAGATCGCTGATTTCGTCGCTCACGCCACTCTCCGAAGCCGCCGCTCGCGCTCGCTCATGTCCAGCTACCGCCACTGGCGAAGGTCGACAGCCAGATCCCCGCGTTGGCCCCGACCGCCTCGTCGAACGCAGGCTTGAGGAACGGGTAGGTGACGCCGTGGTCGCCCGTCTCGAGGTAGAGGCCGATCTTCCCCGACGTGGTCGACCTGTGGCCGTGGCCGTAGTCGGTGTGCGGCGTCGACGCCGGGCCTACGCGGGTCTGGAGGTCGTCGCCGACCGGGGTAACTGGCGTGTGGGTGATGGAACGCCGGAGGTCGCCGCTGATGACAGACGGCCCGCTACCGGGCGACGACGCCGTGTGCGAGCCGTACGAGTGGGCACCGCTGCTGGCGTTCTGCTTGGCCCGGTTCTCGATGAAGAGGGCGAGGGCGGTCAGCGACGCCGCGCTCCGAACCTCGGCGCTGGCGACCACGCGCACGAAGCGTCCGGAGAGCACGCCGGGGAGCAGCTCGTCAGCCATGGGCGCGCATCCGGTTGCTGGCGGTGATCGCCTCGGCGGCGATGAAGTCGCCGATGAAGCGGCTCACGTAGGGGGGCGTGCCGCCGGGCTGCCCGGTGAGGTCGAACCAGGACCAGCCCATCGTTCGCATGAGGCGATAGTCGCGCCATTCCTCAGGAGCCTCGCCCCCGGCCCAGGTGCCGTCGAGAATGCACTCGACGACGGTTAGGACGTCGTCGAAGTAGTACTCGCCGGGCTCGGGGGCGTCCGAGGGTTTGTGGGTCGCGGCTCCGACAGCTTGCGTCCGATCGCCGCCATGATCCCGGCGGGGAGCTTGGCGAAGACCGTGGGGTCGGCCTTTGGGATGGGTAACTCTTCCCCCGTCTCCGGGTCCCAGACGAGCCACTTGAGCACCAACTCCTCGGCCCGCGCCTTGCCAGCCTCGATGAGCATGGTCTCGTACGATGCCCTCCAGGACGCCAGCTCTTCCGCTGACGGCTCGCGGCCCTCTGGAGTTGGTCTGGGCGGCAGCACCAGGGCGTACGGGTCCACCCGCAGCGGCAGCATGTCGGGGTTGAGCAGCTCTACGAAGGCCCCGTCACCCCACTCCTCGCTGAGGTCCACGCGCAGCGTCAGGTTCTTGTAGCCCGGCACCTCAGTACGCCGTGACGAGGGCGTTGCCGAGGACGAACATGGCCGCCCCGCCGTCCGCGGCGTTGTTGGCCCCGGTGATGTCGGCGTCGAACTGCATCCACTTCTGGCTGCGGTCGGACGGTGCCGACTTCCACACCGGCTGGGAGACGAAGCAGCTCCAGCTGATGCTGTTGGCCAGCGTCAGGGTGATGATGAGTGGCGGCTGGTCGTTCACGATGAAGTGCCGCCAGTCGCTGGTGTTTTCCAGGAGCATCTTGAGCTTGATGCTGACCTCGAAGTCGCCCGCCCAGACGTCGTACGGGCTTTGCAGCCCATTGGCGGTGTGGATCGCCTCGGTGCCGTTCTTCAGGCTGATGGTGCCCGAGATCAGCCGGGGGACGGCCGTGGC